GCCAATATAGCCTTCTGGTATTTCGTCTATTATTTGATTTTGAAACGTCCATTGCACTCTTTAATTAGTTAAAGCTTCTTGCCTCTCATGCCTTTTCTGGATTCTCGTTGTGTCTTGCGTTTGTCTTGTATTTCTACTCGTAGTATTGATGCCTGTGTGCGTATTTCTGATAGCCATGATCTTGCCTTGATGCCTGCTTCGTCGGATTTTTTGTGATGAAATCGATCCTGCCATTTAAAGTATTCTTGAAAGGCATGGATCATGCGATCGTGTGCGTCTGAACTCATGCCACGATCTCTATATCATTAGAATAACTAGTAAATCCATTTTCCTTGATCACTTTCAGCACGTGATTAACTCTGCTGGTTAGGTCGTCTCTATGCGAAATCAAGAACACGTTCTTGTCACGTTCACGAGTCATGCGTTTCAACACAGCAATACTAGATTCAACACCACTAGCATCCATGCCTGAATCCACAAGTTCATCAATGAACAGCAAGTTGATACTGGTGTATAGGTTTTCCCATACATCACGGAATGCCCACGACAAAGATAAGATCAGTCTATTACGTTCACCACGGCTTAGATTGTCAAAATCTAGATCCTGCCCCAGCTGTGTGATAATCACAGTCAAGTCATTCTGAAATTCTACTGTGTGAGGCAATCCAATCTTGTCCAAATAGTAGGTCAAACGTTGATTCAAGAACGCAAGATTCTGATCTATTATTCGTTTGCGAACAAAACTATCTTTGTTGGTCAACAATTTATGCAAGAACTCTTGGTGGTCTTTAACACGCACCAACTCGTTGAGTCCGTTCCAATCTATTTCCTGTACGGCTGTTTCTTTAAGTTCAGTGATTTGATCATCATATGGATTTTCTTCAGCATTCTTGATAGTGATATCACGTTCTAGTCCGCCCAAGGTGTTTTTATGATTCAATGCTTGTTCGAGATTGTCATACACTACTGTAGGACACACACCTAGTTCACCTAGTTCAGCAAGAGCAGCGGTATGTTCGATATACTGTGAATTAGTTGCTAATGCCTGTAATGCCGCTTCTTGTAGATCTTTGCGTTTCTTTTCTAACAGTGCTACCTGTTTGTCGTCGTGAAAGCCCTGACCACAACTGTGACAGGTGTGATTTTCTAAACTGGCAATTTCGACTTTCAGTCGATCCATGTCCTTGACTTCACGAGCTTCATCTAGTTTACAACGATTGATCCAATTATTCAATTCGTTGATGGCTTTGCGCTTGGTATTATAGACGTCCAATGCTCGATGAGCCTCGATCTCTTGATCGATATCTATGTCCATGAGTTTTTCAATGGCCTTTGCTAGATTGGTCATTGAGGTTTCTTTTTGTTCTTCCCACATACGCTGTTTGCGTATCAGCGACTCAATGCTTTGTTGTATTCTTTCGTTGCTGGCTTTGACAGTTTCTATTCTTGTGTTTTCTGTCGCAATGCTGTCTTTGCTGATCTTAATTGCATCTTTGAGAGCTTCTGCTTTTTCTGACAGTATGGTAATACCCAGCAATTGTTCGATGATAGCACGTTGATCTGCTGCCTTCATACTCAAGAACGGTTCAGTGTAGGTGTTCAAGGCAATGAGATGTTTGAACATTTCGTGTTTCATACCAAACACTTCTTCAATGGCCTTTTGTGTTTCTCTGCTATCGCCTTGACTTTCGTCGAGGTCGCTGAGTTCCTGTTCCTGATCGTTGATGCTGAATCTCAACAGATTAGGTTTACGACCTCGCTCGATGTGATACTTAACACCATCTTTTTCAAATGTAACAGTACACAGCATGCCTTTGCTGTTGATCTTGTTGATCAGATTGTCACGCTTGATGTTAGTCAGTGCTTGACCATAGATGGCATAGCTGAGACCGTTGATGATAGTGGTTTTGCCTGTGCCATTACGAGCTCCGCTGTCGTCACCACCTAGGTCCAGGTTCTCGCCTAAGACCAAAGTAAGTTGTCCGCGATCGAAATCTATGGCCTGAGTCTGATTGCCCACGCTCATAAAGTTGCGTACTGTGAGATTGTTGATTTTAATCATAGTTCGTTATAGATGTCCAACAGTAGTTTTTTGTCATAGGTATCACTGTCTATGTTATTGATCTGATTCATCACAATAGTGTCAACAGATTCAAATGTGATGTCTATGGGATTAACTGCACTTTCTACTTCTACCTTTTCCGGAATCAGCATGAGTTCACGCAGTTTATACTGCGGCATAAACTGTTCTTTGATAAAGTTTGCTTCTTCAAAGGTAATAGGCAAGTCAATGGTCACACGACAATGCATCTTTTCACGCAGCAACTGGTCTGGAGTGTCAATGATCTGACTCAGTTTATAAGTTCTATATATAGGTTGATCAGGCCAAGAATGGTATTCAGGTTTGCCACCCCAATCCATGATCATCATGCCACGATCATCATCACCTGCATCTGCATAGTTGTGCGGGAAAGCATTGCCTATATAGACCACGTTGCCTTTTTGTTGTCGCTTGTGAAAGTGCCCAGTAAACACCAATTCTTGATTCTGAAAGTGTCCAGTCTGGAGTTGACCGTGATCGGGCATCTGCACCATGGCATTCATGTAAAAATGCGGCAGCTCAAGATGTCCGAATATGTATCTGCTTTTGAGTTGTTTTACCGTGGTCCATTCGTCTCCTATCAGCCAAGGCATGATAGTGACATTGCCTTCTGTGTGTAATTCACGTATAGGCACGATGTTAGGAAACAATCTCATAAACTCAACAGAGTTGATTTCACGTTTGTCTTTGTAGAACAGATCGTGATTGCCTAGAATAAAATAGACTTTTTCAAAACTCTGACTGAGTTTTTCCAAGTTTGACACAGTATAATTCATGGTACTCACGTCAGTGGTACTACGATTATGATGCCAATCGCCTAGGAATATGGCTGTTTCGCAGCCTTGTGCTTGGGCTGTGTCACAAAACCAAGACACAAAATTTTCACAGTCTTGATTGTGTGTACGACTTCCGGATTTTAATCCAAAGTGTATGTCAGTGAAGCATGCAACTTTCTTAAAAAGGTTCATAGATTAATTATAACAGAATGTAAATGTAAGGTCAAACTCATTCTAAACTATCTGTGATAGTGACCGGTCCGGGAGCGTTCTTACCACCATTGGCACTGTTTTGGCGTGTCCATGAAGGGTTCATTCCGTTCATTTCTAGAATGTCATCACGGATGTTTTGATTGCGTTTTTCAAGATTGATAATTCTAACAAATGAATTGGTCACAGCAGCGGTATAATAGGCAAACGGATTGTCACTTTTTGATTCGTCAAATTGTAGACCAATCTGGGTAAGCTGAAGTATGGCCTGCCCTTTCATCTCATCGTTGTAGGTGTAACCACGAACGTTGCCTCTAGTGGCGTACCGCTCACAGAGTTTGATAAACATACGAGCTAGGTCATTGGTCATTTGTCCATGATCCTTGGAGAACACGCCTTGATCAAGATCACCTTTCCAATGGCTTTTACCTACACAGACCAAGTTATTGTTGTCGTCGTATTTCCAATGTTGAAACGGTGGAAAGTTTACCTTGTCATGACTGTCTGCGGTGTTCTTTAGAGTTTTCTTGCGCCCTGGAGCCAGCGGGATATGTGTAAAGGTCATCACACGAAACACTAGATCCTGTTTCTGCACTTTTCGATAGTCTACTTCAAATTCTTTGGCCGGCATTTTTTTACCAGCTGCGTACACTGCTGCTTCGTGTGCAGCCTTGGCCATTTTAGATGCTCTATTTCTTTTGGCATCTGCGATAGTGCGTATGTTCAGCTTGTCCAAGGTAGTAACAATCAGATCGTATTCTTCGTACGCAGGATCGGTGAAACTACAGTAGGTATTTTTGCTTAGGTGTATTTCTCTTAATAGATCTTTGTTGGTTAGATACTTAATTTTAGGCACAATCATTAGTTAGAATTCTCCGTTATATGTTATATAATAGCACATTTTTATCATAATAAATAGTCTATATGACAAGGAAATCTGCTCAAAATGGCTCGAAAGACTTATCCTGAAACCCCGCAAGAAGAAGCTGATAGAATCAATCGTGCCAGTGGCGACCCTACTGGTATTTCTGCTGCACAAGTGGCCAACAATCGCTCAATCAATGAAAAAGCAACAGCGTTTTTTGGCGTCGGAGCATCTACTAAACCGTCCTCGGGTCCAGGCAGTAATCCTGTGGCACCTTTTTCATTGTTGACAGCAGCCATTTCAGACAGCTTTGCCCAAGCTACCAACGAAGGACAAGCTGCTCTACAAAGTGCGTCGTCAGATATGTCAAAACTCAAACTAGACGAAAAAGCTGCTGAACTGTCAGGCGGATCCAAATCAGGATTAAACCAGATGGCTGGTGATATAAAAAACTTTGGTAACAGTGCCATGGGTGGAAATGTCACAGTGAACAGTGCAGTTAGTGGAGCAGTAGATAAATTAAAATCGTATGCAGGTTCAACTAGTAACATAGCAGCAGATATCTCCGGAACACTTAATAAACTCACTGGCGGCAATCTTGCAGGCGGATTAATGAAAGCTGCCGGCAGTTTTAGTGCAGCTGCCGGCATGCTCAACAATATACTTAGTCTCAAACGTGGGGTCAACGTTCCAGCGGGAGCGCAGACATTCGTTCCGCAAGGAGAAGCCATACAACTCAATGTTGGCAATGCAGACGATTGGCGTGTGCGCATAACCTGTGAATGGGGTATTTTCAACAGTTTGTTGTTTCAGCAGCTCAAAGACACCGGCGGTGTAGTCTGGCCGTATATTCCCAGTGTCACAGTCAGCACCAAAGCAGAATACTCTACTATTCCGATCACACATGGCAATTATGCTCAGTATAGTTATAAAAACAGTGTGGTAGATGATATCACTATCAGCGGAGAATTCAGTTGCGAAACCAACGAAGAAGGCTCCTACTGGATTGCAGCAACCACCTTTTTTAAAACAGCTACGAAAATGTTTTTTGGACAAAGCTCACCAGCAGGCAATCCCCCGATCATCTGTATACTGTCGGGATATGGTGCTCGCATATTTGAAAATGTTCCTGTTGTTATAAAATCTTTTTCTGTGGATTTCAAAGATGATGTAAGTTATATTCGATGCGATCCGTTCGATAATGGCAAATATACTTGGGTTCCGACACTTAGTACTATAACTGTGGTAGTGGCTCCTGTTTACACCAGACAAGGTCTAAGACAGTTTAATCTTCAAGACTACGCTCGTGGCCAAATGGCTACTAAGAACGGCGGCGGATATATCTAATGGCCAATTATAATAAAAACAGTCCTTGGGCAGATACTAGACAAAATAATTTCTATCTTGATTTGTTAGAAATAAGACCTGTGCCTTCTGAACCAGATGATTTTCGTTATGTGATAGAAAATCAATATAGACATCGACCTGACTTGCTGGCCTATGATGTATACGGTAGTGCAAAACTATGGTGGGTGTTTGTTCAGCGGAATATGAGTGTATTGAAAGACCCCATCTATGATTTTGAACCAGGGGTAGTAATATATCTACCTAAGAAAAATAATCTGCAAAAGTTCCTAGGAGTATAAATGGTAGCAAGATTTATTCCTACAGGTCAAGAATTAACTTATAAGCCAGACGGTTCGGTAGCACTGACAGGTTCTCCGGCTATTTCAGTGCCACAAGGCACAGCAGAAAATGTATCTAATCAAGATCCCACCAGACCGTCGAATCCGTTAAGAGGTGGTTTTCCGACACAGAAATCAAACATCAAACCCACTGCTAGTTCCAGTAGGCCAGATCCAAATAAATTGGTCAAAAACCCCATGGAGGTATTTGCCAGCTCTAACATTTTGTGGACCCTGGCCTGTCTTACTCCTGCACAATTTAATGATCCTCGGTCATATAGAAATAGTCCCGGTGAGTTAACGAACATTGTGTTTTCAAGTGGCGGTAGGTTTGATGCCCAAAGACAAAAAATTTTTATAAGTCCGTCCTTGGTTACGCAAGCGCCTGAATATTATATCAACAATTTTGTAATGAAAAACATCATTGGAGCCAATGAAGCCACGGGAAATTCCAATGCAGTAAAATTTGAGTTTGACGTTATCGAGCCGCATTCTATGGGATTGTTATTACAGAGCATGCAGGCCGCTGCAATAAATGCAACTTATCTAAGTTACATGGATAATGCTCCTTTTGTATTACGCATGGACATACAGGGGTTCGATCAACTGGGTAGAATTATATCAAATATCAAACCCAAGTTTTTTGTACTAAAATTGACCGGAGTCAAATTTTCAGTTAACGAAGGCGGCAGCACATATAAAGTTGAGGCCATACCTTATAATCATCAAGGATTTTCAAGCTCGGTTAATATCTCTTACAGCGATGTTAAACTTTTTGCCAGCGGACAGGGACATGTGTTTGATATATTAGCAAGAAGTGGCGAGGGCAGTCTAGTAAATTTTTTAAATGCCATTGAAGAAAAACTTTTAAAAGATGAAGAAATAAGAGTAAAAGATGAGTATGTGATACAGTTTCCTATACTTTCTAGTGATTGGAAAAGTTCAGCAGGCAACCAAGCAGAAATAAAAAAAGCCACCGTTAATCCCAATGAAAAAGAACAGATAAAAGCAGTTCCTGCCTCTCTGATCAAGATTGATCCTCAACTATTAGATCAAAATAGCATAGCATCGGCCGGTTTTGGATTTGATCAAAATTCGGGAGGAAGACCGTTGTTCAAGCGTGCCGGTGACCAATACGATGAAAAAACCGGTGTGATGATTAGAGACGGCATGACTATTGATCCTAAAAAACGTGCTTTTCAATTTGCTCAATCTCAATCTCTAACATCAATTATAAATCAGATCATTCTAAGTTCTGAATATGCCACCGAAGCTATTGATCCAAAATATCTTACCCCACAGGGATATATCAAATGGTTCAAGTTAGATGTACAGATAGAATTATTAAAACTTGACGACCTCACAGGTGATTACGGCAAAAGAATAACTTTCAGAGTAGTTCCTTATTTTGTGCATCAAAGTTTATTTCTCCCTGCTACTTCTGCACCCATAGGATATTCAGAATTACTGAAAGATGTAGTGAAAGAATATCAGTATATCTACACCGGACAAAATGTTGATGTTCTAAGTTTTAACGTGCAAATTAACAATTTATTTTATTCAGGAGCCGTTCCCAAGAAAGAATCAGAAGCGGCCAAAACTGCGACACAGGATCAAAATCGTGGAGAAAAATTACCTTCTTCCACAAGCACCAACAAAGGACAAGCCCCTGAGGTACAGGCAGCACAAATGGGACGATCAAGACCCAAACGCGATGCAGAATTATTGAAAGGGTACAAAGGTGGTTCTGATCAAAAAAGTGTTGAACAAAATGTTGCAGAAACTTTTCAACAGAAATTCATCAGCGGCAACAGTGCTGATTTGGTTACCATAGACTTGGAAATTCTAGGGGATCCTTATTGGTTGGTAGATTCAGGAATGGCCAATCATTTTTCCTCGTCAGTTGCACCTACTGATCAAATCACTGAAGATGGCACAATGAATTATGAAAGCGGAAATGTTTATATCTATCTTACATTCAGGACACCGATTGACGTTAACACAACAACTGGCCTGTATGATTTTTCACAAATTGCCGAGGACAGTCCGTTTGGCGGTATATATCGTATTGTTCAGTGTGAAAACACATTCAGTGACGGTAATTGGAAACAAAAATTAAAATGTATAAGAATGCCTGGACCGCAAGGACCTGAAACTGTCAAAGTTGAATCAGATAATAAATCTCCAGTGGCAGCCAAGGCTGATACTCCAGCCACTAAAATAGGTCCAAAAGAACCTCCTAAAACTTCACCTATTGATAACAGTTCTGGAAATTCAAGCGTTACCGGATCAGGTCAACGGGCATCTGCAGATCCTCGACGTTTAGATGCACCGAGATCAGGGGGTGGATCAGGTCAACGGGCATCTGCAGATCCTCGTCGTTTAGATAATAAAGCAACTACAACTACAACATCAGACCAAGCACCGCGTGTGGTTGGATTTAGATATTACAGAGACCTAGGACAAAAATAATGGCAGAATTATCAAGACCATCAGTTGATGATGAAGGCAGACGTGGCGGGTTAACCACAGGCATATATGTTGCTAGGGTGATCAGCCATCTTGATCCTTCATTTATGGGATCTATAGAAGTGAATCTTTTAAAAGATCAGGCCAACACCGCGGGCGATGATAGTCAAACTTTTATTGTAAAGTATGCATCACCATTTTTTGGATACACTCCATTTGAGTTTATGGGTAAAAACGACGGTGCTAAATCTACCATCGACGGATTCAGCGACACACAAAAATCATATGGTATGTGGTTTGTACCTCCGGATGTTGGTGTCAACGTGTTGGTGCTATTTGTCAACGGTGATCCAGCTTCGGGCTATTGGTTTGCTTGTGTGCCGGGAGTAAACATCAACCACATGGTACCGGCTATTGCCGGTAGTACAGTAAACAGCCTTGATGCTGAAGATAAAAAACGATACGGAAACACCGCATTGCCTTTGCCAGTGGCAGAAGTTAACAAACGTATCAACGGTGATGTACAAGAAATTGATCCAGAAAAATATCCCAGAGTAGTTCACCCCATAGCAGACAGATTTCTTGAACAAGGTCTGCTAGAAGATGATGTGCGAGGATTCAACACAAGTTCACCTAGACGAGAAGCTCCTAGCATGGTGTTTGGTATTAGCACTCCGGGTCCGCTCGATCGCAGAGTTGGCGCTAAAAAACAAAAAATAGGCAAGGCAGATAGCCAAGCAACTGTGCCAGTAAGTAGATTAGGCGGCACTCAATTTGTCATGGATGACGGAAATGATAGGTATCATCGAGCAACATCAGCTGCTGAAGGCCCAGTAAAATACATTGATCTATTAGATCCTGCTAACCAGAAAAAAGGTGACACCGGTGCTGCAACAATTCCGGCTAGTGAATATTTCCGAGTAAGAACTAGAACTGGGCATCAGATATTGATGCACAATTCAGAAGATTTGATCTACATAGCCAACGCTCGAGGCACCGCTTGGATTGAATTAACCAGCAACGGCAAGATAGATATATTTGCCGAAGACAGCATCAGTGTGCATACACAACAAGATCTCAACATACGTGCAGCGAGAGACATAAATCTAGAAGCTGGCCGAAATATAAACATGAGAACCGAAACAGGCAAATGGCATGTAGAAATAGCCACCGACATGGAGTTTCTAATCAATGCAGATGCCAAGCTCACAGTAGGTGCTAACCTTGACATACTAGTAGGAGCCAAGACTAAGATATCTACTAAAAACGATCTTGACATAGCAAGTTCAGCAGAAACAAAGATCAGTTCCACAGCAGACATCAGCATCGGTAGCAGTGCAGAAGTCAAGATTAACGGTACTAAAATCAATCTTAACGGTCCTAATAATGCAGAAACTGCTGTTGCTGCAGACTTTGTCAAACCCTACGATCTGCGTGACAATCCGGCCACAAGTTCAGCTGCAGGCTGGGACAAAAAATATCAAGCAGGCACAGTGAAAAGCTTCATGAAGCGCATCCCTATGCACGAACCATGGGTGTTGCATGAACACCGAGCACCAGATTTACTCACTCCAGACAAAACAGATAGGAATACTTAATAATGGCTACTAGACTATACAATCAACAGACAGCAGCACAGCGTTCTGCCACAGTAACGCAGAATCAAGGACAATTTACCTACAAGGGATTTAGTTCTAGTGAAGCTAATAAGAATTTCAAACTCTATGATATTAATCTAGTCAAGCAAGATTTGATAAATCATTTCTATATTCGAAAGGGTGAAAAATTAGAAAATCCAGATTTTGGCACAGTGATCTGGGACATGCTGTTTGAACCATTCACGCCTGACGTCAAAGAAATCATCGCCAAGGATGTAGAAGCTATCATAAACTATGATCCTAGATTTGCAGTAACTGAAATTAACATAGACAGCACAGATCAAGGCATGCGTATTCAAGCAGATCTGGTGTATATTCCTTTTAATATCAATGAACGTATGACTTTGAACTTTGACAAAAACAGTAATGTAATTAACTAAGCATATTATTTTTAAGGGTAAATATTGGTATGACCACAACCAGCAGACAAAACAATCTCATACTGAATCAAGATTGGACCAGGATCTATCAGACGTTTAAAAACGCTGATTTCCGTAGCTACGACTTTGAAAATCTGCGTAGAGTTATTATCACATACCTACGAGAAAACTACCCAGAAGATTTTAATGATTATATAGAATCCTCAGAATACATGGCATTGATAGATGCTGTAGCGTTCTTAGGTCAAAGCCTAGCATTTCGTATAGATCTTGCCAGCCGTGAAAATTTTATTGAATTAGCAGAAACCAAAGAAAGTGTGCTGCGTATTGCTCGTATGCTTAGTTACAATGCCAAACGCACTGTAGCGTCAAGCGGACTGTTAAAGTTTGCAACAATATCCACTACTGATACTCTCGTAGACAGCAACGGAAAAAATTTAGCGCAACAGTTAATAACTTGGAACGACCCCACAAACGCCAACTGGTTAGAACAGTTTCTCACTGTGTTAAACAGTGCTATGGCAGACAACACAGAATTTGGCCGCAGCCAAGGTTCCGCCACGATCCAAGGAATCCCTACAGAACAATATAGATTCCGAACGGTTAGTGCAGATGTGCCTTTGTTTTCGTTTACCAAGACTGTGGCCAGCAGAGGTATGAGCTTTGAGATAGTTAGCACAGCTTTTAAAAACAGCGAAAACATCTACGAAGAGCCACCCGTGCCTGGCAACCAAATGGGATTCATCTATAGAAACGATGGATCCGGACCAGGTAGTGCTAACACAGGATTTTTTGTTCAGTTCAAACAGGGTACATTGGAGTTGGCAGATTTTACAGTAAATGTACCCACCACCAATGAAAAAATTGCTGTCGACGCAGGTAACATCAACAATGATGATGTGTGGTTGTTTTCCTTAAACTCACAAGGCGCACAACTCGAAGAGTGGACCAAAGTATCGTCTTTGGTAGGCAACAACATTGCCTATAACAGCGTCACACAAGACATACGCAACATCTATGCTATTAATACCAAAGAAGATGACAACATAGATCTTGTGTTTGCAGACGGCGTCTACGGAAATTTACCACAGGGGTCTTTTAGAGTATTTTATAGAACCAGCAATGGTTTATCGTACACCATATACCCTAATGAATTAAGGGGTATTAATATTTCTGTGTTGTACAGAAACAAAAACAATGTTGAACACACGTTGACCATCGGGTTGGCCTTGCAGAGCACTGTGGCTAATTCTGCTGCCTCTGAAGACATAGACAACATTCGTGCTAATGCACCTGCGGTCTATTACACTCAGAATAGAATGATAACTGCAGAAGATTATAATCTTGCACCGTTGTTGGGTTCACAGAATATTGTAAAAATTAAAGCAGTGAATAGAACATCTAGCGGTATCAGCAGAAATTTTGACATCATTGATGCTACTGGAAAATACAGCAGTATT